CTTGGCAAACGTTTTGGTTTAGATACTGCTACTGCTAATCACAACGGTAGTTATCGTTTAGACAAAGACCAGGGATTCATTTTGTTTAGTTCAGATTTATCTGGAAAGCAAATTATCATTGAATATGTATCTGATGGTCTTTACGCCTTGTCTGATGGAGACATAAAGATTCATAAATTAGCAGAGAATTATATGTATGACTATCTTGTGTCTAGTATATTAAAACAGAAGTTTGGGGTACAAGAATACATTGTTGCTAGAGCTAAAAAGCAAGCTTCAGCATCATTACGCAACACAAAGATTAGATTGAACTCTATTAAACTAGGCGAACTTACTCAGATTCTACGAGGACGAGATAAGTGGATAAAGTAGTATGAAAATTAAAAACGTATTTTCAGCGGGCAAAATGAATAAAGATGTCGATGAGCGTCTTATTCAGAAAGGCGAATTCATTGAAGGCTATAATATTCGTGTGCTCAACACTAGTGGCTCTGATGCTGGCGCAATAGAAAACGAAAAGGGTAATTTACAGCTTACTAATATTCCTGCCACGAGTAGTCCAGTATGTATTGGAGCGGTTTCAGATGACGCTGAAGAAAAAATTTATTGGTTTGTCGTTAACTCACTAGGGCATTCTTTCATATATGAATACGATGTAGTTAATAGAATGACTGTAACTGTTTTAGCTGACATAAGGCCATCAGCGACTCAGGTTTTAAACTTTAATTCTGGTTATAAAATTACAGGAGCAAATGTAATTTACAACACATCGAAAAAAGAAAAGCTGTTATTATTTACCGATGGATTGAATAGTCCTAAAATGGTAAACATTAATAGAGCAAAAACCTATGGTACAAATGGCTTTGATGAAGATGATATTAGCTTATATAAAAAGCCACCAAGATTTGCCCCTAATATTTCTCCATTTCAAACAGCAAATGAATCCGAAAACTCAGTAAGAGAGAAATTTTTTTCATTTGCATATCGATATAGATACTTAGATGGCGGTTATTCTGCCCCATCTTCTTTCACGTATTTTCAATTTAGCCCAAAACAATTCGAGTTGGAGTGGGCTGAGATGAAAAATGTTGGAATGGAAAATATTTTTAATGGGTACAATATACAGTATAATACTGGAGACCATAGAGTTACAGATATACAGCTTTTATTTAAGTATCCTACAGAAACAACATTGTTTTTAATAGACAACATTAACAAGAAGGAAACGGGTTTACCAAACAATTCTACAGAGACTTATGAGTTTGTCAATAAAAAAATATATAAAACTTTGCCTCCGGATGAGGTATTCAGGTTATTTGATGATGTTCCCTTAACGGCAAAGGCTCAGGATTTCATTGATGATAGATTGATATTTGGTAATACATCGTCGCAATATGACCTTTTAAAAAATGCTGAGGATGAAGCAAAAATAAAAATAGATTATAATGTTAATTACACATCAAGCAGTATTATCGACAATACTATTATTGGCTTTATTGTTCCTGGCAGTGAAGAGGAAATAAGGTTTAATCTTGATGGGTATCAATTAAAAAAGGGTGCGTTAATTACCTTTTATATAAACTTGTTTTCTAATGAAGTTACTGTTGGCCCAGATACTTATTGGGGTGGCACAGCTGAAATTCAATCTGGATTTGTGTTGTCTCAAAATTATGGCTCAGTAATAGACATGGTTGCTTCTACAGAGTTTGTTAATTGTTTAAATTCTTTAACAAACATATTTGAGTCGGTGGTGCAGACAACAAGTCCTCCTGATACAGATTTAGTAACCTATGGTAGTTTTGCTTTACTTCCAGGGACAACAAACACAACGTTTAAATTATCTGCTCCTGGCATTGACCATCGCGTAGATAACACGCCATTAGATGCTAACGACAGTGATTTTACCACTCTAACCGAACAATTTTTATTTGAAGATTCATCTTTTTTATCATACAATCAATTTTCAAGCAATCGTTCTTTAAAAAGCAACCGCTCTTATGAGGTTGGAATTGTGTATTTGGATGAGTATGGCCGACACTCTAGTGTATTGCTTCCTTACAGCAATGTTAATAGCGAGCGATCTGAAGTTTTTATTCCAATTGCAAACTCAGTCGATATAAACAAGCTCCAAATTCAAGTAAATAATCCAGCTCCTTACTGGGCTGATCGATATAAGTTTTTTGTTAAAACCAATAAAGCTTTGCATTATAATCTTTATGGTACTATTATTTATGAAGATGGATTGGATCGATATGTATTACTTGAAGGATGTAATAATGGCAAGGTAGAAAAAGGACAAACTCTTATCGTTAAATCCGATAATGATGGGCCTATTTTTGATGAAGTAAAAGTAACTGTTCTTGAGGTTGTTACTAAGACGGCTGCAGACTCCGAAACCGCAGGAGATGGGTGGATTCCTGGAAATCAAGATTTTAATGGAAATCCATTAAATGAATCGCCAGGAGTATACATGAAGATACGTGTCAACAACTTTAAAATGGATTACGACCCATCTAACTTTATTACATATAAAGAGTCGTTAGGGGTTGGTTTTGGAGCAGAAAGCGATCCTATGACGTTTATGTTGATTGCTCCACAAAATAGAAATCATTCTCAAAGCGGAGGCACTGGGACAACTGATTTTGGTCTTCTTCAATTAAAAGACCCAACTCTTACGGAGCCACAAGTTTATGTTGATCAAACTTTGTATGCTGGGTCGAAAATAAAATTTAAGTTTACTTACAGCGAAAGCGATGGTAATCCATCTTATAGTTTTGAAAAGGAGTGGTATGTCAATAATACTTACACAACAGACCCAGGAACAAAGCATGCTTTAGAAAAGTTTTTTGATGCCGAAACGAACGGTTATGCAAAAACTGTAATTGGGTCTGGACCATCAATTTTCTATCCAAACATATCGGTATTTGCACCTTTTCAAAACATGGTGCAGTATAGATTTGTTAGTGCACAGACCACTGCTAAGCATTTTGATTTTCAGATATTCTATGAGCCTCATGAAGCGCGATGGAATGTGCGTGTTATAACCAACGAAGGAGTAGCTTTATTAGAATCAGGAACCATAAGAGCAAGAGTTGATATTTATGTAAATCCAGGAACTGTTATTTTTGAGACTGATCCAATTGAGGTAGACGACGATGTTTATTGGGAGACTGAAGAGACTTTTGAAATTTCAGGCGGATATCATTTGGGCAATGTTCAAGATCAAGACGCAAATAATAGCGCAATTGTTTCTTTGGATTTTGGAAATTGTTTTTCATTTGGCAATGGCGTTGAAAGTGTTCGGGTTTTTGATGACAGATTTAAACCTGAGTATGATATAAAAAGCCGTCCAAATATTTCTATTGTTGAGGGTTACGAAAAAAGGCTCGACAAAAACCGTTTAGTATATAGTGGTCCATTTAGCGAAGAAACAGGCTACAACACTCTTAATGAGTTTAATACGTCAAGAGGTATATCAAAATATCTTGACGTAAAGTATGGTGGTATTCAAAAAATATTTGCTCGTGAACGAGACTTAATAGTATTTCAAGAAGACCGAGTTTCAAAAGTTTTATTTGAAAAAAATATATTGACAAGTCCAGATGGAACTGGAAGCATAACTCAAATAGAAAAGGTTCTTGGACAAGATGTGCCTTATGCGGGAGAATATGGTATTGCTTTAAATCCAGAAAGCTTTGCAAGCTATGAGGGCAGAATGTATTTTACTGACGCTAATAGAGGTGCTGTACTAAGCATAAACGAGCAAGGGATAACTCCTATTTCATACATGGGTATGAAGGCTTTTTTCAAAGGGTTTTTACAGGGTAATAAAAATAAATTTAATTACGGAGGATTTGATCCACGAAATCATCAATATGTTTTGACGATGAGTGATGATAGTCTGCCTGCTGAAGATTTTTCAATTAGTTGTGGCACTACGTTTACGAAAGAAGTAACAGCAAGTTATACTTATAGTTTCGATATTGCTAATTATCCTGGAACAATTGATTTGGATTACACGACTTCTGATGAAATATCAATTTCAATAGTATACAATGGAACGTTGTATGAAAATAATAACCTGACTGGCTCTGGAAGTGTTTCATTTGCAGTAACTCAAGGAGATCTTGATGTAGACCGAAGTGCTGACATTACTATTGTTCCTTCAGGAGATTCGGCTACAGTTACATTGACTCATGATTGCCCTATTCCTGAAATAATGGATGTAGTGATTTTAGTTGTAAATGATGAAGATGATATTGACGAAACAATTATTAATCGACACAAGGTTGGCGCAGACGGACTGTTTAAGTCTGAATTAGATGTTTTTGTAGGCGAAGGCGTTAGTGGTCTTGCCAAAACACTTGTTACTAGATTTGAAACAATTACAGGTGAGATGGGAACCGGTTATATTCCTGACAATGGTGACGTTGTTGTTGTCCAGTCATTCAAAAATCCAAATTATCATACTGGAGAGTTTGTAAATGGTGCTAATAGACTTGGTTATTACGTTAGCAATACACCTGGTTTAACAGCGACACAAATAAGAGCTAATGCGACTTATCCATCCATCACTCTAACTACAGACCCCAATGGATCAGAACTCTATTCAATGAACTTTACCTTTAATAGAACTTTAGCTGACGAAAAACTTTATTTAGTATACGATTATATAGGTTAAAAATTATGGCAGGTTTAGCATCAGATCAACGCACAGTTACTTGGGATGAAGTCTATCAAGCATGGACTTCATTTCATACATATATTCCTGAATACATGGTTCGTCTTGGAACTAAATTTTATACTTTTAAGAATGGAAACCTGTATGAGCATGATGCTAATCCGGAGCGGACAAATTTTTATGGAAGTATAGATGGTTGTCGCATTCAGTTTTCTGCTAACGAAGGACCTTCAGATGTAAAGCTATTTAAAGCACTAGGACTAGAGACTAATAGCACGGAGTGGTATGCAACACTTAACTCAGAGTTAGAGTCTGGTCAAATAGGATCCGCTGGAAACTTTAAGTTTGAAGATAAAGAAGGCATGAAGTATGCTTATATTAGAAGACAAGCTAATGATAAATACAATTTCAACAAGCTTTCTATTCAGGGTATCGGGCCCGTAACTGGAGGTGGTGGCCCTACCGAAATAGTGTTTGGTAATACGATTCCAAATCAAGTACAAGAAGGTGATGAGTTATGGTTTGACAATGCAGGAACACCCCTGCAAGTCGGAGTAATTCAAACTATCCTTGGAAGTAGTATAAATGTGGCGTCAATAATAAATCCACCTTCAGTAAATGATTTTTGTTTTGTAGTTAAAGACCCGCAAGTTGAGTCATATGGTCTGCGCGGATACTACTCTAGTATCTTGTTGCAAAATGATTCAACAAACTTTGTAGAGCTATACGCTGTAAACTCTGAGGTGTTTAAGAGCTACATGTAAAATTCGTATATTTGTATAATTAAAATTTTGTAAAATGGCATTAGCAGCAATTGGTTTAGGATTTCAGACATTGGGTGCTATACAAGGATTAGTTCAGGGTAGAGCAAACACAAAGGCCGCCGAAAAGGGGCTAGATGAATTTCAATATCCACAGTTAACCAACCTTGCAGCTGGATTATCTCCTTCTTTAAAGGCTGAAGAGCTGGCTAGAGATAGAGCTTCAAAGATATTGGCTAGCGGTGTAGATGTAGCCGCGGGTCGCGGTTTAGCAGACGCGTTAGCTATCACTTCTATGTCAGCAGAATCTTCTTCTGATTTATATTTAAAAAGCTTATCTAGTCAAATGGATAAGGAATTTGAGGCTGACAAGATTAGATTAATGGAAGATCAGCAAATAAGACAGATGCAGGAGGCCCGTTCTTCTGAAGAGCTTCAATCATTAAAACAACAAGCTTTGGCTGGTCAGCAAATGCAGTACGACGCAATATCTGATGTTGCATCACTAGCTGTTTCAGCAGATTTAGGTCAGGGAGCAAAAGATGCCCAAAGGTTACTTGAAAGAGATAAGGTGCGTGAAAAGCGCAGAGATGAAAGACTCGCAAGAGTTGCCGCTGGAAAAGGAACTGGTTTTGGTAATTTTTTTAGAGGCATCAAATCTGGATTTGCTGGATTTTTTAGCGGTAATCAAGAAGAGTAAGACATGGCATATAAAGGAGGGGTATATACGCAACCAGTAAAAAGCAGAGCTGCATCTCTAGCTCAATTTTACGTTCAGGGCATGGCGCAAAATGCACAAATACGCCAGACATCTGAGGCCCAAGTAAATAAACAAATAGCTGAGTTTACGACTGGTTTATCTAAGATTAGCGCAACTGGATTGTCTAATATAGATAATATGGTTAATGGTGCTACTTTAGCCATGCGTGATCAGCTTTCAAAGTGGCGTGATGAGTTATCTGTTGGCAATATCAGTCCACAGCAATTTGGTGTTTTAGTTAATGGATTGACGGCAGATGGTGCTAATTTTGCCACAAGAACCACAAGTATTTCGGAGATGGCAGAAGAGCTTAGAAAAGCCGAAAAAGACGGTAAAACAAGTCCTGCTTCAATGGAGTTATGGAATGCTCAAAACATAGAGGGGTCAAATGGTCGTCCTAGAACATTTGAAATCAAAAATCCTGAAACGGGAGAAATGGAAAATGTTACGGCGCAGCCATCTTTTTCTTTTTTTGAATATAAAAATGGCGAGGCATTTCAGACAATTATTTATGATGTTCCTGGTGCCGGCACTGATCCAAGCGATAGAACTAAGGTTATATCGGTTCCTGTAGCGGATGCTATAAACGCAAAGCAGTATTTGTATGAGTATTATGACAATAACGAGCATGTAAAAGATTTTAGCAAAACCATTGGTAAAAAGCTAGCAAAGACTCCTGAATATCAAAACAGAGTTGAACTTGGGGATTTAACAGTTTTTTCTGAATTAGTTACCCCCGAAAGCATCCCAATTATAAGAAAGGCTACACTTACAGAGTCTGAACGATTTTTTGGTAACGATGATAATTTAACGCGCTTTCTTTTTGCGTCAGGGGCAC